CATTTTCGATTTCTTCTCTAATTAGTTTCATGGTTCTTAGTTTGTAAATCCTACCTTTGCTGCTTTAATTCCACCACTAGTGAAAATAACATCAGTAGATAATTTTTCTAAAAATTCAGTTCTACCTGCTGCCATAGTAAATTGATTTGTGCTTGCTGCACCAACAGTTGCACTAACATTGACGACAACATCAGCACCAGTCTGGTTATAAAGTCTTACACAAGTTGCTTTGCTAATACTGCTTGCAGCACCTGCTGTTGTTGGCGTTGTCTGTTCAGTTGCAATTATGTTAACTCTTTGAGTCATTCCTCTTCCTCTTCATTGGATACGGTTTCCTCAGTATCTGTTTCTGCACTTGCTTCAACATCTACTGGAGTTTCGGATTCATCGCCAACTTCAGTTTCCACCTCAGCACTTGCTTCACCTTCTTCCTCTT